GCCTCGCGTTCGGCGGCTTCCTTGACGAGACGTTCACGCTCGATGCGCTCGCGATCGGCAATCTCGCGGGCTTCCGCTTCGGCGCGAAGACGGGCGAGTTCGGCTTGGTCGGCCTCGTACTTCATGGCGCGCGCCAGTTGGTCATGAAGGCGCGCCAGCGATGCATCGCGGTCGGCAACCGTCTGATCGTATTCGTCACCAAGGATCGCACCGGTGAGAGCGATTTCCGCAATCTGGTCGATCCTGTCGCGGATGTCCTGCGCCGTCTCGTGCGGCGACGAATTGCCAAGACCTATCACGTTCTCGCGGGTTTCCTTGACCTTCGCGGCGCGCGCCTTCTCCGCCGTCTCCCACTCCGTCAACGGACGCCGAACCTCATCGGCGAGCGCGTCCAGTTCCTCGCGGATTTTCCGGCGCTGCGCATCGACAGCGTTGATCCGAGCCCGCGCGTCCTCATTCAGTTTCTTGCCGGCCGCGTCGATCGCGGTCTTCGACCGCGTGACCTTGAACGCCATGCTCGCGATTTCGCTGCGCCCCTTGGCGGTCGACGTATCCGGCACGAACGCCGAAACATGGGCCCTCACGTGCTCATAGAATTCGCTGTATGCCTTCTCGTCGATGAGAACCGTGACCGGGTTCGCCGAGATCGTTTCGATGATGTCCGTTGTCATGATTAATCCCACTTTTCCGTGTTCTTGCTTGCGATGCACTTGGCTCGCAAATCGGCCGGAAGATCCGCGCCATCGGTATCATATTCGCGCAGAGTTCCGCCCATTCCGAGCTTTCCTGCGAATTGTCCGGTTCCGGTTGCGGTCTCGAAAACGCGAAAACGATACGATCCCTTGCGACCTTCGCATCGGACATAACGACCCGTCACGAGTTCCGGTGAGTATCGCCTTGATCGGTAAGTCTCGTTCATCTGGTCGTCTCCGTTTCTGTCCGCATTCCTACACATTTTTATTGACCGCGCAACAGGAATGTGTAGGATTGGGCGAAGAAAAGGAGATTTTCCGATGAAGGACGAGACAAAAAAGGGGCTTGAAAACGCGCCTCTTGAATTGAGGCAGGAAATCATCGCGTTTCTTGCTGACTTGATGACGCCGTCGCAATTCGCGGGGTCGTTCGTATCGGCTGGCGAAATGTCGGATGTCGGAGAGGCGATTGCTGAATGCATCATGCCGGATGACGACGACGAATACAGCACGCTTTCTGATGCCAACGCCGAGCGCCTCCACGAAGCCATCTGCGAAGGTCGCCGCGACGACGCGATCGACATCCTCAACGAAGTCACCGGCGACAACTTTCGCAACGTCGCAACGCAACGCAACCTCTTTCCCGATCGGGTTCCCGCATGACATTCCAACTCACCATGATGACGCGCGAAATCGCGTCGGCCCTCGCACTCGTCGCGCCGGTCATCGACAAGTCGTCGGCGATCCCCATCCTCAAGACGACGCGCATCACGATCGCGAACGGCATCGTCGAATTCATCGGCACGAACACGGTGCAGACGATCATTGCCCGCGCGGCATGCTCCGGCTCCGGCGCGATCGCGATCGATGCGGCGTCGCTCGAAACGAAAATTCGGGCGCTGCGACAATCCGACCCGGTTACGCTCACGCAGGACGACGGGTTCGTCACGGTATCACAGGCGCGCACGCGGTGGAAAACGCCGTGCCTGCCGGCATCGGATTTTCCGGGCCAGGTCGCCGATCCGGTCAATGGCGAGGTGGTCAAGGTCGGTCCAGAATTCATGGACGCACTCGAACGCGCGGCAACGTGCGTCGACCAGAATGAACCGCGCGAATACCTGCGCGGCGTGCATCTGGCGGACGTGGTCGTGTCGACGGACGGGCGGTCCATGGCCATGCTCGACGGTCTGGCGATCATGCCGGGAGTCACGGTCCCTATCGCGCCGATCAAGGCCATTGCGTCCATGAAGGCGGCGACGGCTACCGTTTCGGAATCGGCGATCCAGTTCGCGAGCGAGTGGATCACGATCAAGACGCAACTCGTGGCAGGCAACTATCCGCAATTCCGGCGCGTCGTTCCCGTCGACATGCCGGGCGTGGCATTGGTCGACCGCAAGGAATTCATGGCGTCGGCATCGCGCGCGTCGGCCATTCGCGCCGACAACGAAAAGAGCGGTTCGTTCATTCCGCTCGACATCAAGATCCGTGACGGCGAAATCGAACTCGCCGCCACGAACCGCGAAGGCGAGGAGGGTTCGGATTTCGTGCCGTGCGAACGCCAGTCCGGCGACGATGCCGATATCCGCGTGTCGGGGTCGCTCCTGATCAGGNNCGGGACCATATGTCGCCGGTCATGATATCCCCCGTCGCCTCCGACCGCGAGAATATCCGCATCGTCATGCCGAGGCAGAAATGATGGGGGCGTATGACGAGTTTCTGCGAAGAAAAACCCACGAGGGCGCGGAGTTCGGCTTTGAACCGACATTCATGCCGGACCAACTTTTCGATTTTCAGCGGGCCATGGTCGAGTACGGCGTCCGCAAGGGCCGCGCCGCCCTGTTCGAGGACTGCGGGCTTGGCAAGACGGTCCAGTTCCTGACGTGGGCGCAGAACGTTGTCGAGAACTCCAACCGGCCCGTCCTGATCCTGACGCCGCTGGCGGTTGCAGGGCAGACGGTTCGCGAGGCGGAGAAATTTGGCATCGAGGCATCCAGGTCGCGAGACGGTGCGATTTCCTCAAAGATCGTCGTGGCGAACTATGAGCGGCTTTCGCTGTTCAATCCAGGCGATTTCGCGGGTGTCGTCTGCGACGAGTCAAGCATCCTGAAATCGTTCGACGGCGCGAGGCGCGGGGAGATAACGGATTTCATGCGCAAGGTGCCGTATCGCCTTTTGGCGACAGCGACCGCCGCGCCGAATGACTACATTGAGCTTGGCACGTCGTCCGAGGCCATTGGCTACATGGGCCACATGGACATGCTCAATCGTTTCTTCAAGAACGACCAGAACAACAGCGCCACGCGGCGAATGTACGGCGAGGCTCCGAAGTGGCGTTTCAAGGGGCACTCCGAATTGCCGTTCTGGCGGTGGGTATGCTCATGGGCTCGCGCCATGCGACGGCCGTCCGATCTTGGCTTTGATGACGGGCAATTTCAGCTGCCGCCACTCATCGAGAACGAGCACCTCGTCGATGCCGAGACAATGGCGGACGGGTTTCTTTTCAGTCTGCCGGCATCAACTTTGCCGGAGCAGCGAGAAGAGAAGAGGCGGACCATTCGCGAGCGATGCGAGAAGGCTACAGAACTTGCGTCGCACGATCGTCCCGTGCTCGCATGGTGTCAGTTGAACGACGAGGCCGACGAACTGGAGGACATGATCCCCGACGCCGTCCAGGTTTCTGGGTCGCATTCGGACGACGACAAGGAGGCGCGGTTTCTGGACTTCATTGACGGGAACGCTCGCGTCCTTGTGACGAAACCAAAGATCGGCGCGCTCGGTCTGAATTTTCAGCATTGCTCACACGTGATCGACTTCCCGTCTCACTCGTATGAGCAGTATTATCAGGGCGTCCGAAGGTGCTGGCGGTTCGGGCAGAAAAATCCCGTCGTGGTGGACACGATCCTGACCGAGGGCGAGCGCAAGATCATCCAGAACCGTCGCCGAAAGGCCGAAAAGGCATCGGCGATGTTCGAAAACCTCGTGGCCGAAATGAACAACGCCATCGGCGTCAGCACGGCAAAATCGTTTTCCAGAAAGATGGAGCTTCCGAAGTGGTAAAAGTTGTCGACCAGGTCGTCACCGAGAATTACGCCGCATACAACGGAGATTGCGTTGACGTGATGAACGGCCTTCCGAAGGAAAGCATTCACCTTTCCGTGTACAGTCCTCCGTTCGGCGGGCTTTACAACTATTCGAGCGACGAACGCGACATGTCGAACTGCTTCGACTATGACCAGTTCTTCAAGCACTATGAATACTGCATCGCCGGCATCGCGCGCGTCACGATGAAAGGGCGTTGCTCGGCCGTGCATTGCATGGATGTGCCGACCGGCAATACCGGGTCGGATGCCTACATCGATTTCCCCGGCGACATCATTCGCCTGCATCAGCGGCTAGGCTTCGACTTCATCGCGCGTCACGCCATATGGAAGGAGCCGCTTTGGGTTCGGAACCGGACCATGCAAAAAAATCTCGCGCACATGACGGCCGTGCAGGACAGCATTGATTGCGGCGTAGCGTCGGCCGACTA